AATCGTGCTCCATACCCAGAGAAAGTATCAAATGGACAACTAATTACAAATAACGGTTTCATTTTTTTAATATAATAATTTATGATTAATAATTCTATCTTTAGCTTCAGTAGCATTAATAAGTTCAAATCTTTCTCTTGGTTGCCAAGTAGAAAATAACTCATCAAATGCTTCAATTACTCTTTTACCTTGAGTTTCTCCAGTAAATCCAGCTTCATTTATAGCCCATTCTCTACCTTTTAAACCTTGAACTTTACGTTCTTCAGGAGTTAATTTATACACATTCATGATTTGTTCAGCAGCGTCTTCAGGACGGCAAGTGTCATCCCAAATGTAAGGAGTTGGAGGTGAACCTACAAGTGTACGTGATGAAGGAAATACTGGATAGGCCCATTCTTTATGTTTTTTATAAGTACCTTTATGATTTGAAGGAATTTCTGGTGAAGGTGTAAACCATTCTCCATTTTCATCTTCAAATCCCATTTGATCTTGCATACCCCCAGTCACGTTTGCAATGATTGGGTTGCCTGATAGGATCGCTTCTGTCAAACTTAATCCCCATCCTTCATTAGATGTTAATAAAATTTGACAATCTGTACTATTATATAACATATTCATATGGGTTGGATCAAATCTAGCATCAGTAAAAATGACATTATATTGATCTCCATTCAATATCAACTCAATAACAGCTTCTAAATCAGTACCATGATCACTTATTCGTTCAGTATGAAGTACCAACACACATTTTTTAGCTTGTTCAATAGGCAACTGATCAATAAAATACCTATAAGCTAACATTGTATCTGGAATTTGTTTGCGACGAATGTTTCTTGAATTAAAGAATAAAGCAAAATCATATTCTTTACCTTTAAATAAATTTTTCTTAAATTCTACTAATTTAGAATCCTTTTTATCTAATGGTTTAAAGACTTCATGATTCAGTCCATGAGGAACATATTTAATAATTTTTTTATCTGCTTTATCACCTAAAACAAGCTTATTAATATTTACTGTTTGTTTTGAAATACCCATCAGCAAATCACAAGCTTCATAATACGGTAAGTTATATAATGGTGCTGGGTAGTCATCCCAAATGTTTAGGTAAGTAATTGGAATTGACTTACGAATTTCATTTTCCATAGCAAACAACCAAACAAAGTAACGAGGATCAGTAATCAACATAATAGCATCTGGCTGTTCAATTTTAATCAATTGTCTTAAAATGTCTGAATTGCCATATTCATTTACAGGATACATTACTACGGATGAATCAGTTAGTCCGGTAATGTCATTTGTTGATTGAGATAGATCTAAACGTTGACCTGCTTCTGGATGTGTAATGGCACCTCCTAAATTAACCCAATTAAAATGTTGAGCAGTGTGGATTACAATTTCTTTGGCTACTGTTGCTACACCAGAAGTAACTCTAATGTCATCACAGATAAGCATAATTTTCTTCCTCTTATCAGGAGGTAAGTAAGCAAAACTTGAATTCATGTATTTTTTAGTTTTTAATTTCTAGGTTGTTGTGTGAATGAACTTTTTTTCTAAAATCTTCATCTGTAAGATACAAATGAATAGTGCGGTCAGCAAGTTTTTGTAAAGAAAATTTGTACTTAACACATGCAATCTTGAAATCCTCAAATAACTCACTCTGTACTTTCACAGAGGTTAATGTCATATCCTTTTTATTTGTCATAGCTTTTATTTTATTGTATTATTTGGTATTTAGCAAACTCTTTATACTTTTCAGGTTTATTTATTCGGGCTTGAAATTGTGAAAAATCCATTTGTATAACTTTACTTAATTCATACATACTACTATATATAATATTTAATTCGCTATCATATATTTTAAATGCGGATTTGCGGTTTGTATCTATTATATCTCCTTTTTCCCATTCTTCACTATGAATAAAAAATTCTTTATTAATTAAATTATGTCCTTCTTGTATCAATTTATCAACCCAGTATTGTTCAACATCATAAAAATAATCTAAAATTTTCATTTTTAAATTTGAATTGTTTAAATTACACTTATGGTTAGCTAATCGGGGTTTTGGAGTATTTGATTTACCAACATATATTATTTGCTCATTTTCATCTATTAAAGCATAAATATATATTTTAACACCATATGTATTTCTTTCATTACTCATTATATATATATTATAAATATATAAATATTCTTCAAGATATACCTTTATTACATAATTCTTTTTTATTTTTAAAAGGACAATACATGCAATTCCATTTTGATGGGTTTGGTTCAAATACTTTATCTTTATATGAACCATCATGGTTAAATACTTCTTCTATAAATGAATTAATAGTGTTAGTTGCTTTACCCATTTTAATTTTACCACTAGCAGGAGTGTATTCTTGAATCCTAGATATTGGAAATGGTGATTCTTCCCATATTTTTCTTTTAACAATAAAAAATTCTATTTCAATATTGTCTTCAGGTACTCCAAATTGTTTACTATAAAACTTTTTATAAAGGACTAATTGGAGTTGTTTAGTTTCATCTTTTTTAGTTTTATCATCCCAACCGCTTCTAGATGTTTTAATATCTATAATTTTAAAAGTATTAGTTGGTTCATGATACAAAACAACATCCAAGTAGCCTTTATATAAGATAGTTCTAAATTCAGAATGAGGATTAAGTAATAGAGGTACTTCACAGCCCACTAAAAACCATCCTTGTTTACCAAAATACCCACTTCGTTTTTTCTTTACAAAATTTAAAATAGCTAAACCATCTTCATAAAACTCTCTCATTTCAACAGGATCACTAAAATGAACATTTTTATTAGATTTATAATCTTTTAAATATGTTTCTCTAAAGCGTTCCTCAAAATATTCTTCTAAATTAATTCGGTCCGCTTCAGCACCACTAATATTGTATATAGTTGTTATATAGTGTTGTATAACCTCATGTAGTGCAGTTCCGAATGTCATATGAATAGACTGTTCAGATGTATAATAACCGTCTCTATATTGTAAAGACCATTTACGAGGGCAAGACAAAAACATAGACATTTGACTATAGGAAATTGCTTTTTCAGTAGCATAATTAATTTCCTTTAGAGTATGTTGTTTGATTTGTTTTACAATTGCAGGTATTTTTTTCTTTTTACTCAAAACTTATTTTTTACCTTTAAGCATCTGGATTGTTTTCTCTAGATATAGAGCTAAATCCATTGCTTCTTCTTTAGCATGTTGTAGATAGTCTAATACAGATAAATCTGTTCTATCTAAAGTATTGTTATACTTGTTTTTACCCATCTCAGCCCTTTTAATATGCTCATCAATAACTGAGTCTACAATTGAGTCTGTTTCAATTATGGTTCTTGTTTTTGGATGTTCTCCTCTAAAACCTAAATCACTGTTTTTTGTCATTGGATTTCTTTTAATAACTTTTTAATTTCTTTTTCATCAATTCCTGATTTTTCAAGAATGTATTCTACTCCTTCTTTTTTAAGAATGTATAAATAATCCTCAGCCTCACCTAATGATATAGTGTAAAAATTAGCTACATGTTGTAGTAGTGAGTTGCTAGGCTTCTTTTTTGAAGCTTTGATGTATTTGAGGAAGACATTCTTTTTAGGTAACATAGAACAATAGTATTTATAAGTTTTTTCTTTATCAGGGTAGGGTATTCTTTGGCCAAAATTTGCAACCTCAGTGTATCCTTCATACATACTTACAAATCTATGAACCATATAAGAGTTAAATGACTCTTGCTGGTCTTCCGTAAAAGAAGACCAGGACGTTTTATTAGTGGTGATTTCTTTTAACCAATCAAATATCGTCACCGCCGTATTCTTTTCTTAATTCCTTAGGCAATGCTTCAAGTAAAATTTCTCCACTTTCTACATCATAAAATACAGGAATAGGAATAAGAGCATCTTCATCAGCGCCTACTACAAAACGAGATACTTTTCGAAGGATAACTCCTTGACTCCAAATTTTACCACCTGATGGTGTTTCCATTGATGTTGTCTTAGACAAATCAAAATTAAGGTTCATTTGATTATTTTTCATTTTCTTTATGTTTTTTCCATTCTAAATAAAATCCTACAGCAACTAAGGTATTCATTCCAAATGATGCTATAATTTCTTTAATATCATCATACACATTCATAGTTAGGTGAACATGACCTACCATCCAAAAAGGAACAGATAAGTTACTTGCTACCCAAAGTATAAAAAAGTGGATGAATTTTTTCATATTACTCTTTTACTTAAAATTAATGATAAAATTCTAGATATCAAAGCCATAATGTTTATTTCTTTATCAATTCTAAAATTAGCATGGTATTGATATTCTTCAATATGAATAATAACTTCACCCATACTTGTAGGAGCATATTTATCTACATTATCAAATAAAAATCTAAATAATTCTTCAAAATCATTAACACTAGAATCAGCTATAATCTGTCTAATGTTATTAAACGACTTAGCTGTTGGTTTGCATAATTCCATGAGTACTTGATTTTTGTAGTTACTAGACACTAATATGTTTTTATCAATGACTACCTCCTCACCTGTTACACCCATTTGAAGTGTATTAAGCATTTTACGTAGATCAGGATAAAATTGATTAATAACTAGTTTTAAGTCCTCAGCTCCCATCCCAACATTCTCTTTTTTAAGAATGTCTATAATATGATAAGCAATATCTTGTTTTGATGGAGGTACAATTTTAAGTACCTGGCAGCGTGATTGAAGAGGATCAATAATACGCTCAACATAATTACAAGTTAAGATAAATCTTGTAGTACGGGCAAATGTTTCAATAATGTTTCTTAATGATGCTTGTGCTTGGATTGTAAGAAAATCTGCTTCATCCAAGATAACAACTTTAAGAGGTTTAAACGAGGCCACAGATGAGAAGCCCTGGACTTTATCCCTAATAGTATCAATACCACGCTCATCGGAAGCGTTAAGAAAGAGGTAATCACAATTAAGATTGTTAACAATAAGTTTAGCAAGAGTGGTTTTACCACAACCAGCAGGACCATAAAAGACCATATTGACAATATCATTTTGGCTTAAAAATTTAGCTATAGTTTGTTTAATTTGTTCATTTCCTACAAAATTTTCTAATTTATTTGGTCTATAGATTTCATTCCATAGTGTATGTTCTTTTTTCATAACTTATTATTTTATTATATATGTGTTGTTTTTCAATTTCATCCTCCCATAATCTAATGAGAGATTGTTTTGTATCCAAACATAATTGATTCTTTTTTATATCATTTAATCTAGAGTTTTGTTGAGCAGCATTTAGTTCTTCCCATTTTAATCCTTTACCATGCCAATAATTTCCATCTACTTCTATTAAGATATTTAACTCTGGTAAATAAAAATCAAAATAATAACCTTGGTATTTATAACTATGTTTAAACTTAATATTTAATTCTTTTAAAATAGATTTTAATTCTCTTTCAGGTTTTGTGTTTTTCTTTTTTTTAGATAAAGTATAATATTCAGAATTACAACAACTCTTACACATCTTTTTAGATAAAATATTAGATATATGTTTGGTTTGGGTTGGACTAAGATTTTTTTGTTTATGAAATTTTATTTTACCGCATTTAAAACAGGTACTAGTAAATTCAACATCTGTTTTTTTACCATACTTTTCTTCTTGCCATTTATTCATAGCACAACTTCTACATAAACGTTTTAATCTTTTAGCTTCCTTCCAAGAACTTTCAGCTAGCAAACTTATTTTTAAACATTTAGGACATTCATATTCTTTTTTAGCCATTTTATTTTATTATAAATATGCTAAAAACCTCGTTTGTCAAAAGTATTAACACTATTCTATAATATAGTCTCCGTATATTGAATATTTTTTAGGTTCTGGTTCTTTAATTTCAACCTCATCACTTACAATAGCATATAATTTTCCTGCTGTTAGATCTAATCTAAATGCTTTAGGTTTAACTACAGCTACTTGATACCAAGCCTCTAGAGCATCTGTAATAGACTTTTGAACCTCATTAACATTACTCATCTTCCAATTGTCACCTGGAGGGACACGAGAACCAATCTCGATTAGTTTTTCTTGTATTTCTGTTTTGCTCATAACTTAATTTGATCTTGAAAATATGGAATTAAACTCTCAATAGGATAATTTATGTAGGTATGGTTTGCTGTTGCCATACCCACATAAATCCTATCAGTACCTGGAATAAAATATAATGTTTTGATAGTTAATAATTGACCATCAATAGTAATAAGTTTTCCAATTAATGATACTGCATCTTGCATAATTGTTAATTTACATCATTCCCATCATGTTGCCAAACCCTTCATCACCTTTCTTTTCTTCTGGTTTGTCAACAATAACAGCTTCTGTTAATAAGATAGTACCAGCCACTGAAGCAGCGTTTTCAAGTGCTGTACGAGTTACTTTAGCTGGATCAATTACTCCAATTTCTCTCATGTCATGAAAATCTTCATCAAACAAATTGAATCCGTACCAATAATCACCTCCTGTTGCTCCTGATAATGCGTTGTAAATGTCTTCTAATTCATAACCAGCATTAGATAAAATTTTCTTAAATGGTTCAGCACAAACATTATAAACAATTCTACCACCAATACTATTAAGATCACTAATACCATTTCGAGCATGTAACAAAGCCATTCCACCACCAGGTACAATACCTTCTTCTAAAGCAGCTTTAGTTGCTTGAAGAGCATCATCTACTCGATCTTTCTTTTCTTTCATTTCCGCTTCAGTAAACCCACCA